AAGATTAAATCCCTGGAGGCACTAGTTGAAACAATGTAGTTGGTGCAGCACTTATTTTTCAGCATCAGTTTCTTATCAGATATACTGTTCTGCAGAATGTCGTGACGAATCAACTAAAGAAAAAATAGCTGAAAGACACAAAGCAACAAGAAGACACAAACGTAATAGCAAGGTTAGAATGTGTGCTGGAAAGTGCGGGACTAAGCTATCTCTGTACAACGACCACACTTACTGTGGTTTGTGCTATATCAACAATAAAGAAGTAAATAAAAAGATTAAAGAAATAAGGATGTTCTCGCATGAGTATCAAGATGACACTGAGTGATCAAAAACCTAAGACAATCTGCAGTATTGATGCTAGCACTAACAGTCTTGCGTTTGCAATTTTTTCTGACATTTCTTTGGTTGCTTTTGGAAAGATTAATTTTCAGGGTGCTAACACCTACGCAAAAGTAAAAGATGCAGCTCGCAAAAGCTATGCATTCTTTAAAAGGTTTAATATAGACTCTATTGTAATTGAGCATACTGTGTTTATTAACAGTCCAAAAACTGCAGCAGATCTAGCTCTAGTTCAGGGTGGACTGCTTGGTGCAGCAGGAATTTCGGGTATTAAGATTGCTGGTTCTGTAAATCCAATTAGTTGGCAAAGCTATATTGGTAATCCAAAACTTACAACTTTAGAAAAGAAAGAGTTAATGGAACAGTACCCAGATAAATCTAAGGTTTGGTATCAAAATAGGGCTAGAGAGATTAGAAAGATTAGAACTATACAGTTTGTTAATACTTATTACGATAAAGAAGTAACTGATAATGATGTGGCTGATGCTATTGGTATTGGCCACTGGGCTATCCATAATTGGGGAAAGTTGACAAAATAAAAAATGGCTGCTAAACTATACACGAGCGAAGCTTGGCTACGCAAAAGGTTTCATCTAGATAAAAGAACTCCAGAAGAAATTGCAAAAGAATGTGGCACAAGTGTTGAGACTATCTATGTATATCTTGCAAAGTTTGGATTAAGAAAGAGTAGAAGATGAGTGTTGTTTATACAGGAGGCACCTTTGACCTTTTTCATTCTGGTCATGTAAACCTGTTGCAAAGATGCAAGAGTATAGCAGGTCCTGACGGAACAGTTGTTGTTTCTTTAAACACTGATGAGTTTATTTTTAACTATAAGGGTAAGGCCCCAGCCTGTACATACGAAGAAAGAAAAGCAGTTTTACAAGCCTGCCAGTATGTAGACGATGTAGTGCCAAACCTAGGAGGCACTGATTCAAAAATCTCTATTCAGCTTTCAAACCCAGACTATATTGTAATTGGCTCTGACTGGGCAAGAAAAGATTATTACAGTCAAATGAGTTTTGATCAGGATTGGTTAGATGCTAGAGGCATTGGATTAGTTTATGTTCCCTACACCAAGCACGTCTCAACAACAACAATTAAAAATAGGATAAAAAATTGAAAGAAGCAATTGTAATTGGAACAGCTCCAGGTAGATCGCACTGGGTAAATGATTGTTTGTCTTCTCTAAAAGTACCAGCTGTCGTAGTTTCTGGATATGGACAAGAGCTTGGTAAAATTAAATGGGTATATGACAATACAAATATAGATAGGTTTATATTTTTACAAGATAGCGTTGTAATTAGAGACAACGATCTTTTGATGAGTTTATTTAATACAGAAGGCTCTTCTTGCATCATGTGTGGTCCAAGATGCTTTGGGTCATATCTAGGATTGTATGAACGCCAAACGCTAGACAAGCTTAATATTCCACCAGTTGCTAATAAAACAGAGTCAGTGCAACAAGAAATTGATTGGACACAAAACTATATAAGTAAGTGTGAAAAGTTTTCTCACCCTATTCATATTGAGCACCAGGTAATTGAAACCATCTATAAGCATGGCAGAGAAAACCAGGTTTCCGTAAACAAGCTTTACGAAAAATGGAAGGGCACCTGGAGAACAGACCAAATTAAAGACGATGAATAACTATAAGGAGCAACAGTGAGCGTACAAACAGAACAAGACATCAAAAGAGTGTGTGACCAAGTAACAGATTTGCTAATTTCTAAAAACAGGTCTTATGGAGATTCAGCACTACATCCATCAAGAATATTTTCAAAGGCAGACAATGTGGAACAACTTCTAGTTCGTATTGACGATAAGCTTTCACGTATACAAAATGGTCATGACTGGCCAGGAGATAACGATATTGACGATTTGCTTGGCTACTTAATCTTGCTCAAGATAGCAAAAGAAAGATCTGTGTAATGGTTAGAACCAGGAGAGAAGCTATGGTATCTCCAACAGATTTTAGCACAGAGTCAAGCTTTGAGCTAGATGGCTTTGTTATTAATGCAGGGGACACCGTTAAGGTTGAAGGCGAGTATGGGGCTAGGTTTAAGGTCCATGGTTTAACTATCAATGCTAAGACTGGATCTCAGTGGGTTGATTGCTTTGAAATAAACCGTGGTCAAATTGGGGCACTTAGAAGCTTTAAACCTGATAGAATTAAACGTATACCGCAAAAGGGAAAGAGAGCAAAACGTGTCAACAACTGAAGAACACCTAATTCAGCATCTTGATGAGGTCAATAAGGTTGTAGAAAAATATCTACAAGGAAACGAACCTACCCAGATTTCCAAAGAACTTTCCATGCCACGCACAAAGGTGGTAGCATTAATTGATGAGTGGAAGTCTATGGCTTCTGACAATGCAATTATTCGTGCTCGTGCAAAAGAAGCATTGGCTGGTGCTGATGCTCACTACAACAAGCTAATTCAAAAAGCTTATGAGGTTATGGATGATGCTACTACAACAGCAAATCTTGGTGCAAAAAATGCATCCATTAAGCTTGTCATGGACATTGAAAAAACAAGAATTGATATGCTACAAAAAGCTGGACTACTAGAAAATCAACAACTAGCAGAAGAAATGATTGACATTGAAAAGAAGCAAGAGGTTCTTGTTGGAATCTTGAGAGACATAGCTTCCGAATACCCACAAGTTCGTGATGAGATTATGAGAAGGCTTGCTCAGATTGCCAAAAAGGGAGAGGTCATAACAGTTGTCCACAACAATGTTTAATGAATTCTTTGAGGCATTAAAGAATGATAACTTTGAGGAGATGCCAGTTGATGCTCGCACATTTGTTGAGGGAGAAGACTATCTAGGTCAGCCCCCACTATCTCAAATTCAGTATGACATTGTTGAGGCTATGAGTCAGATTTACAGAGAGGAAGACTTAATTGATATCCTGGGAGCAGAAGAAGGAAGGCGTTACTACAAGAAGTACACAAAGAATGAAATTATTTTACAGCTTGGTAAAGGATCTGGTAAAGATTTTACGTCTACTGTTGCTTGTTCTTACATCGTATATAAGCTCCTTTGTCTCAAGGACCCAGCAAGGTACTTTGGAAAACCAGGTGGCGATGCGATTGATATCATTAACGTGGCTATTAACGCTCAGCAAGCTAAGAATGTTTTTTTCAAAGGATTTAAATCAAAGATAGAAAGATCACCTTGGTTTGCAGGAAAGTTTTATGCAAAGGCAGAATCAATTGAGTTTGACAAAGCCATTACAGTTTATTCTGGACATTCAGAGCGTGAGTCTCATGAGGGTCTTAACCTTATCCTGGCAGTGCTTGATGAGATTTCTGGTTTTGCACAAGAGATTGGTACTGGAAATGATCAAGGTAAAACAGCAGACAACATCTATAAGGCTTTCCGTGCTTCTGTAGATTCTCGTTTTCCAGATCTTGGTAAGGTAGCACTTCTATCATTCCCTCGTTTTCCAGGTGACTTTATTTCTCAAAGATACGATGCAGTAATTGCAGACAAAGAAGTAATTACAAAACGTCATAAGTTTATTATGAATACAGAATTGCCAGAAGATGCAGAAGGTAATTCGTTTGAGATTGAGTGGGAAGAAGACACAATCTTAAACTATAAATTTCCAGGAATGTTTGCAGTCAAAAGACCAACTTGGGTTGTTAATCCTACACGTAAGGTTGATGACTTTAAACTAGCCTTTTATACGGATCTTGGTGATGCTATGCAGCGTTTTGCTTGCGTACCAACTTTTTCATCTGATGCATTCTTTAAGCAGCAAGAAAAAATTAGGTCTGCAATGACGCTTCGTAATCCACTTGATCAGTTTAGAAGATTTGATGAAACATTTAAACCAGATCCAGACAAGATTTATTATGTTCATGCTGACCTTGCACAACGTCACGACAAGTGTGCGGTATCAATTGCTCACGTAGAAAAATGGGTATCTGTTCAAGTTATGAAAGACTATGAACAAGTAGTACCAATTGTAGTAGTAGATGCAGTAGCGTGGTGGGAACCAAAGAAAGAAGGTCCTGTAAACCTCTCAGAGGTTAAACAGTGGATTCAAAACCTACGTAGGCTTGGCTTCAATCTTGGCATGGTTACCTTTGACCGTTGGCAATCATTTGACATTCAAAATGAGCTAAAACAAGTTGGAATTAAGACAGACACTGTTTCTGTTGCAAAAAAACATTATGAAGACATGGCAATGCTTTTGTATGAAGATAGACTAGCAATGCCAGCTATTGATCTTTTGTTTGAAGAGTTGACAGAGCTTAAGATTATGAAAGGTAACAGGGTTGACCACCCTAGAAAGTCTTCCAAAGACCTTGCAGACGCAGTCTGTGGTTCAGTCTTTGGTGCAATTAGTCACACACCAAGAGACCTTAATCTTGAGATTGAGGTTCACACTTGGTCAAGTGCAGCAAAAGAAACACAAAAACAACAACAGCTCTTGAAAGAATCAAAAATAAATGATGAAGTTTCCAATGATATCAAGGATTATTTGTCTAGTTTAAATTTAATTTAACAAAGAGTTTTGTTTGTAACAAAACTATTAACAATAAACCAAACCACAGTTTTGCTTTTTTAAAAACACTGTGGTATAATTAACATCTAATTCAATCAAGGAAGGTGGCATATTTATGTCCGATTTTTTCTCATTCAGACTTCCAGTAGATTTTGTTGAAAAATACACTACTGTAGAAGCACCATTTGGTTTCAGAGATGCAGGTGAAAACTCCATTGGAGAAATTACTTTTGCTAGAACTTACTCTCGTGTTAAAGAAGATGGAACCAAAGAGCGTTGGTATGAAGTTTGTAAAAGAGTTATTGAGGGCATGTATTCTGTGCAAAAAAATCATGCAAAAGACAACCGTCTTCCATGGAACGACTACAAAGCTCAGAAGTCAGCACAAGAAGCTTTTGACCGTATGTTTAACCTAAAGTGGACACCACCAGGACGTGGTATGTGGACATTTGGTACACCACTTACAATGGAAAAGCGTAACTCAGCTGCACTACAAAACTGTGCTGTAGTTTCTACAAAAGACCTAGACAAAAATGATCCAGGTGCATTGTTTGCTTGGGTAATGGATGCTCTTATGCTTGGTATTGGTGTTGGCTTTGATACCCTTGGACAAGACAAGGCGTTGCTAATTTATGAACCTATTGAACCAAAGGTAGTGTACGAAATTCCAGACACTCGTGAAGGTTGGGTAGAAGCAACAAGACTGCTTCTTAACTCATTCTTAAGACCAAACCAAAATAGACAAGAGCTAGACTACTCACTGATTAGACCTTTGGGTGCACCAATTAAGGGCTTTGGAGGAACCGCTTCTGGTCCTGGCCCACTAATCACTTTGCATGAACAAATCACTAAGGTTATTGGTGGAAGAGCTGGAGAAACCCTAGACTCTCGTGCAATTGTAGATATCATTAATCTTATTGGAACCTGTGTTGTATCTGGAAACGTTCGTCGTTCAGCTACCCTTGCTTTGGGAGTAGAGGGTGATGAAGATTTCTTGAACCTAAAGAATGCAGAAGCTTTCCCAGAGCGTAACAGCTATGACCCAGATGCTCCAGGATGGGCATGGATGAGTAACAACTCTATCTCTGCTACTGTTGGCATGGACTACTCAAAATATGTAGACCGCATTGCAGACAACGGAGAGCCAGGATTTATTTGGCTAGACGTTGCACGTAACTATGGACGTTTGGCAGATCAGCCAGACGGTGCAGACTACCGTGTGGTAGGCTTTAATCCGTGTGCAGAACAGCCACTGGAGTCCTATGAGCTTTGTACCCTAGTTGAGGTACACCTAAACCGTCACGAGTCCAAAGAGGACTTCCTACGCACTCTAAAGTTTGCCTATCTATATGGTAAGACTGTTACTTTGTTGCCAACACACTGGCAGCAGACTAATGGAATTATGCAACGTAACCGTCGTATTGGAACATCCCTAACTGGTATTGCTTCATTTGCAGATACAAAGGGTATGCCAGTAATTCGTGAGTGGATGGATGAAGGGTATAAGAAGATTCGTTCATACGATCACTCATATTCAGAATGGCTATGTGTACGTGAATCAATTCGTGTAACTACCGTCAAACCTTCAGGATCTGTCTCACTACTTTCTGGTGCAACACCAGGAGTTCATTGGGGACCTGGAGGAGCATTC